AGCGGACTGTCAGGTTATAGCGCTGAACGTCTCGTAATCGAGGCGATGTTTTCCATCGTTGATAAAGATCGACGCGTTGTTGATTTTATCTTGAACAACGAGCAAGCGAAGCTAGACGCGCGCATCTCTAAACGCAACTTGGTTCCAAAAGCCCGACAACTGGGAATATCAGCTTACTACCTAGGTCGGGGGTTGGCACAGTGTCTGGGAATTAAAAACACAAGGGCGGTTATAATCAGTCATGATGCTGAGGCTACGACCAAGTTGCTCGATCGGGTCCACTGGACTATCGACAATATTCGAGGACCGAGCCCGGCTCTTGGAATATCTAGCCGTAACGAAATTAGCTTCCCAAAAACAGATTCGACGATCTATATCGGGACGGCCGGTGATCGCGATTTCGGTCGCGGCGATACTATCAACTTTCTCCACGGATCAGAAGTAGCCTTCTGGTCGAATGCGAAAAAGCTGATGGCTGGCTTGCTGCAAGCGGTAACTCCGAATGGGGAAGTCCATCTGGAGAGCACTGGAAATGGGGCGGGTGGTTATTTCTACAACAGTTGCATGCGCGCGCAGACTGGCAACAGTTTGTGGACCCTTCACTTCATGAATTGGCTAGAGCATCCAGAATATCAGCAAGCGCTCAGCGAAGATGAGAAGATGGAGCTGATACAGGATTTGAGAGATGGCTGGGAAGAGAATAAGCTCTATCAGATGGGAGTAACTCTCGAGCAGCTTGCTTGGCGAAGGAGGAAGCTCGAGGAACTGGACTATGACCTCCAGCTGTTTAAGCAAGAATATCCGATTAGTCTCGACGAGTGCTTTCAGACGAGCGGTCGTTCGATCTTCCCAGCAGTTAATTACGATGCCAGAGTTGGACAGTGGATCAAGATTGACGATCAGTTCTGGGCACTAGCTGCCGATGTGGTTAGTCGAACTAGCAGGTATGTGATCGGGGCGGATGTGGCCGCAGGTGTGGGACAGGATCGCAGCTGTGCCGAGATATTCGATCTGGTTGAGTTTCGTCAGGTGGGGGAATGGGTATCGGATTCGACCGATCCTAACTTGTTCGCACACAAGTTGAAGGAGCTAGGCGACTTTTACCGTGGTGCCTACATAGGCGTAGAATCGAATAACCACGGTCTCGCTACTTTATTGAAGCTGGTAGAACTTTACCCTCCCCATCTGATCCATTCATCTGTAGAAGATAGCGATTCACTAGTCAACTATGGAGTGAAGACGACGAAGAAGACGAAGCCGATCATTCTGAATAGTCTGCGTCAGGATCTGGCTCACGAGCTGGTGATCTATAGTCCAGTTCTGAGAAGCGAATTGACGACTTTTGTCCAGAAGGAGGATACAAAGAAGCTAGAAGCAGAAGATGGGTGTTACGATGACACAGTAATTGCAGCCGCGATCGCTTCGTATATCCGCGATGCGGCAGCTTTGATTCTGAATCCGCCCGCCTACAGGTTGAGTGGCGAAGAACTGAGGAGGTTTGACGAGTTTTCGCTAGAGGGTATCCTGGCAGGTCTACAGAAGCGACGAAGCGCTTCCTCCTTCCCTATCCCAAATCAGGTATATCTAAGTGGACGTACTCCTACTCACTAGTTCGTATAGTGGCCTAGGGCTGGCTGAACGGCTAGCTAGAGAGGGCCACAACGTGATGGTTCACTCGTCGGCGGAGAAACCGCTCGTTAAGACCGGCGAGAATCTGTATTCGATCGAGCATCTGGCTTTGCCAGCCCTGATGAAGTGCAAATTCGCTATCGTAGCCGATGGAGATTGGTCGGAGATAGTCGATTATGCGAAACAGTATAACAAACCACTAATCGGCTATACTCCTCTAGCAGCGCATTTCAATAGAAATCTTCCCGATCAGTACATTGTTAAGCTGAAGTTTGACATTCCAACCTCTGAAGCGCGTCTCTACCGCGATTTGGCAGATATTTACTCGTTGTTGGCCGACGATCGACCAACCCGTTGCTGGATTTCATGGGAAAATCGGAAGATTTACTGCGAGAATGTGGACTGGCTCAGCTGGGCGATCCAGAAACTACCTCCAAACACCAAGGTTTTACAGTCTTTCGACGTTCCGACCCATTCTATTATGTCACTCCGGTGGTTTGACGGCCTAGCTTGGGTTACTCCGCCTACTATTCTGTTCAACGGAGTGGGTTGGGCGACGATTTTGAAGCGTTTAAGCGATTTGACCTACTCTTATGACCGGCTAGGCCAGTTTTTGAAAGTGATAGACTATCACGGACCCGTTTTCGCTGAAATCTATCAAGTACACAACACTTCGAGAGTCGGAGAGGTCTATCTGGGCTTTAAATTCCCCGAAACATACAGTTTTCTGGAGGGATTGCTCGAAGTGGAGGATTACGGTTCGTTTTTGCACGATATCGCGTTCTCGAGCCGAAAAGACGTCCTATTTGGAGATGATTTCTGTGTAGCACTGACTTCCCACAGTAGAATGGAGTCCAATTTCGGTGCTCCTCTAACCGGAGTGTGTAATGGCAATCTGAAGCATAGTTTCCTAGCTGGTGTGTTCAAACAGGACGATCTCTATTACGCTAGCGGCGAATTCACTGAGATTGTGACAGTCACAGCACGGGGACGCGAAGTGGAACAAGCTCTATCCCGTGCCTACAAGACAGCTGATGCACTCCGTTTCCCGTGCTGTGACTATCCCAGTAACATCGGCTCCCACATCGTTCCCCACTTAAACAGACTAAATGAGAGAACCCAGTGGAAGGCTACCTGAAGAACGGTAAACCCGATGTCGGTTATTGGCTGGGCGAAATTCGCCGAGGGATAGCGTTTCGCAAGAGAACCGCTTATGAGACAAGCTGGGATCTTTGGAGGAGTTACTACAGGGGTAATTGGAAGCCGGGCGTAATGCCATCGAATATCTTTTTCAAGTACATCCGTTCGGTAGTGCCGCGCGTCTATTTCCGGAATCCTTCAATATCCGTGATTAACAAGATGGGCGGGAGTGAGGGTTGGCTCCTTTCCGCCATGATGGAGCAGACTTACAACACTCTGATTCGCAAGATCAAGCTGAAGCAGCATATGAAGAGGATGGTGCAAGATGCGTGGATGTTTGGAACCGGAGTTGGAAAGAAAGGATTTGGAAGCCAATATCAGGCATCACCTGAATCTTTTGGTGACACACAAGCGCCTCGCGTGTCTCGTGGAAAAGAGGCCATCGAATATAACCTCGATATTCTTCCAAACATGCCCTGGTTTCTGTCGTCCAGTCCCGCAAACTACATCGTACCGGATGGGACAGTTCGTTTTGAGGATCGTAGGTGGAGCGCCTTCCAGATCACTCGCGAACTCAACGATGTTAAGTCAGATCCGAGACTTAAACACACTAGCGGGCTTGGAACTCGAGGTCGACAAGTAGTAGCGGATGGTGGAGCTACCTATCTGTCGAAGCCGACTCAGGAGTGTGACCTCTATGAGATTCGGGACATTAAAACGGGTAAGGTTTTCATCATCTCACCCTACAACACCGAACAGGCTCTTCTCTTCGAAGACGACGAATATCTACAGCTCGGAAGCCGAGTTGAGTCGGTGTTGGTCTTTAACGAAGACGATGAGTGGTGTTGGGGCGTTCCTGACTCGAAGATTCTCGAGCCACAACAGCTAGAGTTGAATGATATTCGAACTTTTCAGATGTATCACCGGCGAATCTCGATCGTCAAACTGCTTGCGAAAACAGGAGCTATCGACGCAACCGAAGTTGACAAGCTGTTAGGACCCGATGTAGCTGCTGTGGCATGGGTGAAAGGTGATATTCAGAATTCGGTACAACCACTGAACGTGGGCGACATTCCCGACGGTTTGATAAAAGCCGAGGAGATTATAACCGCGGACGTGCGTGAAACGATGGGATTCAGCCGAAACGAGAGTGGTGAATATCAGGGCGGTAGTCGTGCCAGGACAGCTGAAGAAGTCCGGGTTGTTAAAATGTCTTCGGAGATAAGGATCGACGAGCGCCGCGACATGATAGCGGATATGTTAGTCGATCTGATTGAAACCATGAATCCTATCATATTCGCTCACTGGTCACAAGAGCAGGTGGTTAAGATAGTAGGGCCGGCTAACTTCCCCATCTGGGTTCGCTTTCAACCTAAGATGCTAGAACGGGGACAGTATGAATTCGTGATTGATCCCGACAACAGTATACCAGAGACGAAAGAGTTGCGGGAACAGAAGGCTTTGCAGCTCTACACTGTTTTGAAGACGAATCCACTGATTGACCCCTTTCAACTGACTCAATTCCTCCTTCACGAGATGCAGGGTCAAGCTTTTGACAACATGCTTCGGACGTTCGGTCAAACAGGCATGCCTGGCATGTCAGCGCAGAATCCGCTCTCGTTTGGTGAAGCCAATCAGTTGGTTCAAGGTGTAGGTAGGCAGGCTCCCCAAGCTATGCCGCAACGTCAGCCTATTGCTGCTTAATGCCTACTTACACCCTCAAATGCGAGAAGTGTGGAGCACGGGATGAGACCGAGGTTACGATCGCGGTGTGGACCGAAATTCGAGATAATCTCTTCTGTCCCTACTGTCCGGGTGGAAAAATGTTCCATCAGATTCTTGGCAAGAATGATTTCTTCGCTCGGGAAGCGTTCCCTCGAGGCGATTGGGAACACCTAGCTTTTGAAAATACGGTGGTCCGCGACGCCGTGCATCTGAAAGATATCTGTCAAGAGCGCGGCTTATACAGCAAACTGCTGGAGGATGGGAAATGAGTGAGGAAGTACGACAGCTGCTTAGCACCCCGGCAGTTGCAACTATCCGCTTCACGGGGATGCGCGACCTCGAGATCACTCTCGAAGGCTATCAGTTTCTAACACCTGGGCAAATTGAACGCGCTAACACGATGTTGCGCAGAAGGTACAACGAGCTGAAGGGACGTGTTGGCCAAGCGTTGATGGAGCCTGAGTTTCAGAAGTCACTCCAAGTGGCGCCTGTCTCTTGGCCTGACGGTCGAACAATTGCGGTTGATCCCCTTCAGAATGTGATTGAGCAGTCGGTGGCTGATGAAGTAGCTGCCTCGCAGAAATCAGCGGGAGAAGAAATCTCCGCAGCTAGCCCGAAGCCGGCTAAGTCTAGAGATCCGGATCTTACGCCGGCCGAGATGGCCAAGCGAATCTCGAAGAGTTTGAAGAAATCTGGAAAGAAGTGATGTAGGAGACTACGATGCCCGAAGGACTGCAACAGCAACAGGCTCCCGATCCCCTGGCTGAGCTTTCCAAGAAGTTGGAAACTATGATCGGCGGTGTTTTGAAGGTAGTTGGACAGCAACAACTGGCGCTTGCCAATCAAGCGAGACAGATCGACAGTCTTCTGGTTAAGCTCGATAAGCCGCCGGAGGCTGCCGATGAGGAGGATGAAGAAGCGGATTTGAACGAGCCAGGTGGAACGAAGCGTCTGCTGGAAGCTATGTCCAAGGAGGTTGGAAGAATCCTGGACGAACGTCTAAAGACGGTTGATGAGAAGTTCGGGGATTTGCAGAAATCCTTCGGCTCTTACAAAGTCGGAAAGGAAGTAGAAGAGTTTGCTGCGAAGAATAAGGATTTCTTCGAATGGCAGAGTGAGTTGTCCGAGCTGGCGAAGATGAATCCCGGTCTGACAATCAAGCAGATGTATACCCTAGTCCGGAGTGAAAATCCGGCTAAGGCGAAGGAAATGGATCTGAAGTTTACGGAGAAGAAGTCCGAGCCACCGAAGTTCTTCGGACTCACTCCAACTAGCTCTCCTGATAGAGCTATGCGCCCTCGTGAACCTGAAGTTGATGCGGCCGGACGGCCGATAAAGAGGAAGAGAGTTTCCGCGCTAGAGGCAGCCTCGAAGGCATTTGACGAAGTAATAGGTGAACTTCCTGACGGTGCTCTAGCAATTGGAACTGAGGTACCGAGCACGATGCCTCAGCATCAGTGATTCGGTAGTGTGAGGTAACTCAATGGCCGTTCCTAACAGTATTACGGAACAAATTGATAATCTCTATACTACCACCTGGCAGCATATGAGAGAGGAAGGAGCCGTAGATAACATCTTCGAGGCGACTCCTTTCTACTTCTGGCTGCGAGACAACGATCGCATCAAGTTTCAGGAGGGTGGTAGGTTCATAGAGGAAACTCTGGTCTACAAGAAGAACGATGATGTGGTGTGGCTAGGTAAGGGTGGAACCGTCACGTTGCAGGATCGTGAGATCCTGACTGGCGCCTACTATATCTGGCACTACATCGTCGCTCCGATCACACGCTTTGGCGTGGATGACCAGAAGAATCGGGGCCGGATGCAGATTATCAACCTTGCGAGTACGAAGCTCGAGAATGCCCAAGACTCGCTGGTTGACACTCTGGAGATTCAGCTGTTTGCTGGAGCTGGTTCCGACGGTGGTCCTTTCGATGGCTTGCTTCTGTTGGTCGCCAACGATCCAACAACGTCAGTCACTGTTGGTGGTATCAATCAGCAGACTTACGACTGGTGGAGAAACAAGTTCAAGGATATGACCGGCATTTCGTTCTCATCTGCGGGCGTGCAGAACATGCGCACGATGATGAACAATTGCTCGAGAAACAAGGGTCAGGAGAAGCCTGACATTCTGGTAACGAATCAGACAATCTTTGAATACTATGAAGAAGCAGTATTCGACAAGTATCAGATTCACAACCAGAAGTTGACCGACCTCGGATTCGAGAACATGGTGTTTAAGGGAAGTCCGATGATCTGGAGCCCCTCGGCTCCTTCTAGCATCTACTTTCTAAACACCAAGTATATCAAGATGGTAGCCGACCCTGGCTACTATTTCGATATGACCGAATGGAAGCCGATTCCGAATCAGGTCAATGATCGTGCTGCACAGATCATCTCGGCTATCACAATGACCACTAACCGTCGTCGTGCGCATGGTGTCATGCACACCATTAACACGCCGTAAGGAGGTGATACATGGCTAGCAGAGGTATCAAGCAGGTTTTTGTTTCTTCACTGACTGAAGTTTTCACTACTCCGAAGGAAGAGTTGGGAACGCTTCGCTTTGAGGGGAACAAAGTTTACAAGTACGTCAAGTATAATGATGGCGCCGGTAATGTGGCCGGTGTTGCTGGCAATACTGTCGTCTACTACACTAACGCTGGATACGGCAACAATGAGGTGTCGATGGACACTTCGGTGTTGACTATCGCTGCTGGACAGTTGATGGCAGCTTGTGTTGACGGTGACTATGTGTGGATTCAGATTAGAGGCGAAGCCACGCATACCACGGCCTTCGAGACTTCTAACGATGGTACGCCGGTTGCCGTTGCTGACGGGGTTACGCTCGTGCTGGGAGATGCTGACGGAGCGCTGCGTGGACAGAATGATGTTGTCGATGCGGCGGCCGAGCGACTCCCGGAGATTGGCATTGTCACGATTGCTGCAAGCAAGAAGTTCATTGCGAATTTCCCGTTCTGAGGAGGTTGGAGGGGGGACTAACGTCCCCTCTCCCTTTTAGCTATGCCTACATTTGGACCATCTAATCTTCGAATCAGTCTTGGTCAAATTCGTACCGAGATTAGAGCCAATCTAGGTGGAAGAAACGAATCTGGATTGGATACCGACACTAGCAGTCGGATCGACGTAGCTATTGACCTAGCTCAGATGCGGCTAGCCAGAAAGGCTATTTGGGACGAGTTTAATAAGACAAACTCGTTTCCTGTTCCCTTCACGGATGATCCGGATGTAGATAAATTTGTCGAGTTGCAGCTTCTGACTTCAACTACATCTATCATTCGACAGATTTATTCGATCAAGGTGAAGAAACCAGCTAATCAGCAAGCCCATAAGCTGATCAAAATGACCGCTAGTGAGTTTGATCAGAAGATTCCTGATCCCGAAACTTATCAGCGTGGCTTTCCGAAGTTCTACACTCGGTGGAATACAAAACCGTTTGATAACACGCTAGATCCACAGACTCGCGCACAGATCATTGAGACATGGCCTATTGTCGAAGATGATCAGTATGTTATGGATATTAGGTTTTGTGTATTTCCTAGATCTGTGGCAAATCTTCAGCCGCCGAGTGGAGAGGATATTGCCGATGCGCTGGATTTCGAAGCTGCTGATGATATTATCATCGCGTTGGCGACTGCCATTCTGTGCAGTGGTCTAGGGAAGATCGAGAAGTCCAGACACTGGTTTTCTATCTATGAGCAATTATTCGCTGATTTGAAGGGAATGAAGGACGAAGACTTCGAAGGGTTGCAAGCAGCGGTTCGGGTTAGTCAGCAAGATCCTTATTATGGTTCTCGAGGATATGACGACCCGTTCGTGCGTAGCACGGTCTAGAAACATTGCGAGTTTGAAAACTTCTAGCTATGAAGAAAAAGCGAAAAAAGTCGACGAAGGGACTTAGCCGAAAGAAGATTCGGAAAGTACTTCACGAATATGCGAGCGGTTCTTTGCACAGTTCATCTGGGCAGAAAGTAACTAATCGGAAGCAAGCAGTTGCTATTGCTCTCAGTGAGGCTAGGAGACAGAAAAGGTGACCACTTTCACTAGAACGTGGAACTCCACGTATGAGGGCGATCCAGCGAACTCGCAAGCACTGAGTTTGGGAGCCCAGCGAATTCGTGAGTTCAAAGTGGATGCTAAGGAACGGGGGAATGTCGATCACTACTGGGGACAGGGAGCCCAGGACGGTCGCCATCGCTTTGTTTATCTGCCAATTCGGACTTCCACGCCAGCGCCGGTTACCGAGAATAGTTTGGACTTCTGTCCTCTCTATGTAATAAACACGGATCCAGATGGAGATCTGAAGTTTCGACGGAAGAATAATACCGTAGTAACGCTGTCGCATGGCGAATTTCCTTTCCTGTTAACATCGGTTAATGATTGGCAAAAAGCGCAGCGATCCAAGCTAGTTACGTTGACTGACGCAGCTACCATAGCCATAGACGCAGAAGCTGCGAATATGTATAAGGTGACATTAGCGGGGAATCGAACTCTAGGATTGCCTACTAATCTAGCGGCGGGGTGGAATGCTCTTATATATGTTCGTCAAGATGGGACAGGTAATAGAACATTAGCCTACAACGCAAGTTGGAATTTTCCGCTGGGCATAGCTCCGATCCTTACGACTGCTGCAAATTCGGTTGACATTCTATCCGTAGCATATGATGGAACTACACTGGTTCTCATGCACTCGAAGGACTTCAAGTGATACCCTTCGGTCCTGCTTTTGGTATGGCCGGACGGCGGTTCATCGAGTTTAATGTGACCGCCAACGATGACACACTAAACGTAGCGACGCTAGTTGGTACGACCGCCGATGCACCGTTCATTCTATTTAATCTGAATGGGCACGACATTCTAACAACAAACACTACCCAGATTGCGATAAACGCCAGCACAGTGAACGACTTCTGTGATCTAGTAATCGACTTTGAGGGAGGTAAAGCGAGAGCTCGAGGCGGAGATGGTGGCGATGGTGGCTGGGAGGATGCAGATCCTACACAATTCTTCCCAGGTGGACCCGGAGGCGCTGGTGGAACAGCAATCTCGTTGGGCTGCAATACGAAAGCTGTCGGCCCTGGAGACGTGCTAGGAGGATTTGGCGGTGGCGGAGGTGGCGGATCACAAGTTGGAGCCGATGGATGCGGAGGAGGCGGTGGCGCTCCTTTGGGCCTTAAAGGAGTTAATCGCTCAATTGGAAACAATCCAGAACCTGCCGACGGTACCGATGCTACAGAGCTTGCTAATGGAGTTGGCGGAACAGCTAATGGCCTCAATGGAGGTAACGGTGGTGATGGAGGTGGTGCCCCACAAGACGGTGAAAATGGTGTACCTGCTCTCGGCGGAGACGCGGGAGCGAACGGCAAAGCGGTCGATCTAAACGGATTTACTTGGACTACTTCGGGTGGACTAAACATCGTAGGAGCGGTGTCGTGACTATTGCGTCTACCAGTAACTTTCCGACTTTCAAGATTCAGCCTCGTGGCCGCTCGATGGAGGCGTTCAAAGATCTGCAACAACTATGTCGACAGATCGAAAAGCTTCGGGATGAACTATATAAGAAGATCAACCAACTAGACAGCGGTGGAATTGGCTCTGTCTACACAGATGAGAATGCGCAAGATGCAGTGGGGGGAATTCTCACTAATAGTGCTACTATCGGATTTGTCTACGACGATGCTAGTAATACTATTAGTGCGGATTTCCTAGCTATCGAGAATCGAACGAGCGATCCGAGTTCGCCAATAACTGGACAGATTTGGCTCCGGACTGACCTCTAATGGCTATTACTGTCACTCAGCGCGGGGCACTCAATACAACGACTAACATCGTTGCGAGTGGTACTTCGACCATCGCGAGTGTTGTATTAACGAGCGGACGTGTCTATATCGCTTGTGTGCATCTTGCCACTTCTGCCGGATCACCCCCTGCCGTTGTCTCGATAGCAGGAACCGGATTGTCGATGTCGAAGCGAACGACGACTGGCGATTCTGAAGTGCTCGGAGTCAAAAGGAACGAGCTGTGGTACGGAATCTGTACCGCATCTGGCACGGTCACAATAACTATGACCATTAACGCCGTCGCCTGTACTCTTTCGGATTGGGATATTTACGAGCTAGATGGCTGCAAAACGAGTGGCACGAATGGAGCGGATGCAATCGTGCAGGCAGTTTGCGATACCTCGGGTGCCGCACTTCTTCTTAACATGACTCTTGCAGCATTTGCAGATTCAGGTAATCGCCCATTCGCTTTTTGTGTCCATGGAGCTCCTGAGGCGACCACTCATGATTCTGGGGGCGGCTATACCGAACTTCTCGACGCGAACCACATTTCTCCGGATACCGGAGTCTGCATACAGTGGCATTCCTCGAGTGCTGATACAGCTCCTGGTTTCTCATGGGCGACAAGCAGCGCTCCCCTAGGCATTGCAATTGAGATTGCGATTGCAGCTGCTGCTGGTGGACAGCCAGTTCGATCTATTCATCAGTACAGAATGAGACGAGCAGCGTAATGGCCTTCCTAAAACAAAGCACTGCGGTTACAGTTCTTCTCGGACCTTTCGTCGATAAGACGGATGGTGTGACAGAAGAAACCGGCCTCGCTTCGACAGGCACCGAACTTAGTAAGGCCGGGGGTGCCTTCGCGGCGGGGCCGACTCTTGGAACGCATGATTCTGATGGCTGGTATCCTGTCGCCTTAACAACAACTCACACTAACACTCTAGGCGCGCTTGTAATAAAGGTTCACGATTCTGCAACTCATCTGCCTGTCTGGCAGGAGCACATGGTTCTCACGGCCAACGTCTACGATTCGTTGGTTGGCGGAACCGATGTTCTCGACGTTTCGACTACGCAGTTCAACGGAAGTGCAGTTGTTCAGAGCGGTGGTCGGCCTGAAGTAAATATGACCCACATCGCTGGCGCAGCAGTGTCTACTTCTACTGCACAACTAGGCGTGAATGCGGTTCAAGCAGGGGGCACTGCTTGGGGCTCCGGTGCTATCACAGCGGCATCTATCGCAACAGGAGCGGTGGATGCGGACGCTTTAGCGGCCGATGCAGTGACAGAGATTTGGGCCGGTTCTACTGCTCCTTCGGCAGCAACAATAGCCGATTCGGTGTGGGATGAAGACGCAACGGGCCATCAGACAACTGGAACATTCGGACAGGCCATCGGAGATCCAGGTGCCGATACCGATACGATTTGGTCACTCGTAAATGCCAATCTCGATGCGACCGTTTCCAGTCGAGCGACACAAACTAGTGTTAACACAATCGACGATTTCCTCGACACTGAGATAGCTGCGATAAAGGCGGTGACCGATGCACTACCCAACGCGGGCGCGCTTACCACGATACAAGCTGATCTTGATAACATCCAGACTCGACTTCCCACTGCACTTGTGGGTGGCAGAATGGACTCCAGCGTCGGAGCTATGGCAGCGGATACCCTTACCGCCTCCGCCCTCGCAGCAGACGCGGTCACAGAGATTTGGGCTGGTTCCACTGCTCCGTCGTCTGCTACGATTGCAGGCGCCGTATGGGATATGGACGCGACTGGTCATCAAACTCAGGGAACTTTTGGACAAGTGCTCGGTGACAGTGGCGCGGATACTGACACAATCTGGGGGCTAGTCAATACTAATCTCAATGCGACAGTTTCGTCTCGAGCCTCGCAGACGAGCGTAGACACAGTTGATGACTTTCTCGATACTGAAATTGCGGCAATTAAGGCGGTTACAGACGCTCTGCCGAATGGAGGTGCGCTGACAACGATTCAAGCCGATCTGGACAACATTCAGACTAGGCTACCTGCGGCGCTGGTAGGTGGCCGAATTGATGCTAGTGTAGGGGCGATGGCAGCCGACACTCTCACCGCCTCTGCACTAGCGACTGATGCAGTAACGGAGATTTGGGCTGCTTCGACGGCGGGAAGTCAGGCGAGCGTAGATGCTGTTAAGGCGGTTGTCGATGCTATTCTCGTCGACACGACGGAGATAGGCGTAGCAGGAGCCGGTCTCACGAATATCAATCTTCCGAATCAAACAATGGACATAACTGGCGATTTGATCGGAAACGTGACTGGTAGTGTGGGTAGTGTTACCGGAGATGTAGGAGGAGTAGCTGCAAATGGTATAACTGCAACTTCACTAGACGCAAGCGTAGGAATCGAACTGGCGGACGCGCTACTGAAACGTGACATGAGTTCTGTGTCAGGCGAAGCAGCGCGTTCGCCTCTCAATGCGCTACGGTTCCTTCGGAATAAATGGTCAATAGCGGCTGGTACGCTAACGGTAACTGAAGAGGACGATACTACAACCGCATGGACTGCGGCGCTGACAACTAGTGCGGGGGCTGATCCTATTATAGCGACAGACCCGACATGATATGGCTCAGCATAGTCCTCCCACCCTCCTTCCACGTGGCAGTGTTCCTCTTGTCAATCCAGGAGTACGGGGCTTCCCTTGGCTTCTCTACGGCACTGGTACTCCATCAGGTCTCTTTCCAACTCAATACGCCGGATTACGCTATTTCAAGGGAACAGTACGAGAACTGTGTCTTGTTGCCGAAGGTGATGCTCCAACGGGAATGGGCGGAGTCTGGAAGATTCGCAAGGGGGGAGTTGACTACGCAGTTTACCTCGTGGAAACCTCTGATCCAAACGCAAGTCACGTTAGAGTGCAAACGACTACGGGCATTAAAGCTGCTCGGTTAAAGACGTAATGGATAACATAGAACGAGAATCCTACCGAATCAAGAAGTCTCCAGGGTTTCTGGAAGGCCAGAATTCGGCTGTCGACGCTTCGGTTATCAAAGAAAGCGAAGCGGCACTCCTAAGCAATGTTAGGTGGAAAAGAGGGAAGTGGATTCGTGATACTGGTGGGCCGGCTGTCGTAAATGCTTCCGACGTAGTGGTGGAGTTCAGCGGCTTTCCACAGGCTATCATCGAGCATAGACTCCAAACCGGAATTATCGAAACCATCCTTATCACTACCAACACTGCTTATCGGTTAGTTGGAGAGAACTGGAATCAGCTGCTGAATGGTGCCGGGGCTGCGCTCGTGTTGTCGGGGGAAATCGACAAGCGGGTTACATGGGCATCAGCTCCGTGGGATGATCGACTAGTATTCACCAACCAGATAGATGTGGTCCAATACTATTCACCAACTGACAACAGAGTTAGAACGCTGAATAGTTTGGCCGCTTCTCTGCCGGCGAATATCAAGGCTGCTGCAGTATGCGTATTCGATGCGAGCATATTCCTCCTGGGAACGGAAGAGAACGGGAGCGATTTCCCTCAGCGGGCAAGATGGCATGCGAAGGGCGACACAACGGCTTGGACTACCCTGGACGCGGGATTCCAAGATTTTCTGGAGATTCCGGACCCGATAGTAACGGGAAAGAAGCTTGGCCCGTATCTAGCTATATACCGAACAAGAACTATTACGAGAGGGGAAGTAGTTACAGCCGACGATCGGAGGTTCCACTTCGAAGATGCAGTGGTCAACGCCCCGGTATTGTCAGCCCAAGCGGTTGTGGATGTTCAGGATGTTCACTATGTCTTTGGAGCAAACGACTTCTTTATCTATCGCGGTGGAGTTGATGTAGATAATAGCTTTGCAGTGAAGGTTAAGGATGAGATATTCGAGGAGATAGATCCAGATTTCTATGGTGCTTGCTATTCGTATTACGACAAAACACTGAAGGAAGTTTGGTTCCTTTATCCTTTCACTACGATCGAGTTGGACGATGGAATTTCGGCAGTCCAAGAGTTCAACACCTATCGGATGTATCGCTATCATCTACTTTCAACAGCTTGGTCGAGACGGCTATTCGAGCAGAAGCACATCCATGCTATTGGCTCGACAGCTTCGGTTACAGGAGCTAATCTAACGTGGGACGCTGCCGAGGGAACGTGGGCTCAGCAGGTTATCAGTTGGAACGATGTGGTGCTTCTCGAGGGCTCGCCAACGGTCTATCTGGGCTACATAGACGTACCAGACACGAACTCAACTAAGCTCGAAAGATATGACTATTTCAGTCCGACGGACGCCGGTACCGACATTCTACCCGAAATTCACTCGAAAGTATTCGAAGATGAGTTGGGCTTCGAGCTGACATTTGACAGCTTAGACTATCAATTCCAAGGTGGGGATCACCATGTTTCTATCGTCGGTCTAAATAGCGAGATTCTAGGCTTCAGTGTTGACACGAGCCTGGCTACTTACAGTTTTCCGATCAATCGTGTCGATGGACAAGTGACAGATAAGGTTCTGCAGATTCACTGGATCGGCGAAGGCGAGGGATTTGTTCTCGGCCGGTTCGCCTTCCGCTACTCTATTGAGACGGAGTTCTAGCGATGGGCTTCAATTTAGGCGACTTTCTATTTGGCTCTGAGCCGAAACTAGAAACTCAGCAGCTATCTACTCTGACTCCGAAACAGGGTACCTCGCTGAATGATCTTCTGAACTGGTTCACTCAACAGGGTGGAGCAGGAGCTACGCCAACAGCTTATGGTGGTAATCTAACTTCGAAAACCTCCAACTTAGAGAATCTAAGTCTAGCTGCTCTCGAGCAGTTTGCTATGCAACAAGCCGGTGGTGGTTCTGATCTTCAGAAGACAACCGAGAGTACGCTGCAAGATCTGTTGAGTGGTAAATCTTCGGATGTTTCGTCCTTCTTTCAGACAAACATAGAAGATCCTGCCCTCAAGAGCTTTCAAGAGAAAGTACTTCCTGGCATCTCGAGAAGCTATGGCGGATCGGACTTTTTCAGCTCTTCGAGGATGGATACCGACAGGATGGCCCAGCAGGAGCTTATCGACAGCTTGACGAGATCGCGCTCGGATGTTGAGTTGAAGGCTAGGGAAAGCGCGCTCGATAGATCGCTCGGCGCAGCCGGTCTAGTCAACCCTTATTTGTCCGGTCGAACTGGCGATCTGATGCAAGCTATGGCCGCAGGTGGAATTCCGAGGAGTGTGGAAGAGGGGAATATAGCCCGCCAGTATGGAGAGTTTCAGAGACAGGAGGAAGAGAAGAATAGAAGAGTTTCGGAGATTCTAGCCGCTCTGGGTGTGACGGGAGTTGAGAATATCGGTGCAGCTTTGCCGGGAGCTCCGGGATTTATCACAGAACTTATTGGCGCGTTTATGGGCGGTGGTGGATCATTCAGAGCGAGCCCAGGTGCAGCCTCTAAGGATGGAAAGTAAATGGCTACCATAGTAAAACTCGATCCCGATGAGAGGGCTGGTAATCTCGGGAAGAGCATTGGCCAGGGTTTGGGGGACTACTTCTCTAGGAAAGAAAAAGAGGAAAGAGCCAAAGAATTTCAAAAGGCTGTAGTGATTATTTCTGATCCTAAGAAATCACCCTCCGAGAGAGCCTCTGCCATAGCTGGAATCCCTTCCTCCGTTTGGGAGGATCCAAAATCTGCAGCTGCTCTTCTAGGTGTTCTGGGTACCCAACAGGAGGCAGCAAAACAGGAGACAGAGGCTGAACTTGGTGGACGACACGCTACAGTTGAGGAAAGAGGAGCTACAACAGGAGAGAAGACGCAAGAGGAAACTGGTAGACATAACACAGCTGCGGAGTTGCTTCAAGGTATTCAAACTTCCCAGGACTGGGATAAATTTATCGAGGAAGCAAAGATTCAGAGAGAAAAGATGCGTTCGGAGGAGGGAATCGCAGCTGGGCATGATATAACTGCTTTGAATGTTGCAGGTATTAGAGCCGGTGCTAAGGATGATAAGGGAACGCTAGCACGAGAAAAGTTCACGAGTCACGAACTAGAACTGGCTGCCAAAGGTATAGATGATATCTTCAATACCTACAAAGCGGCCGGTATGGTGCAGGTTATTGAAAGTCCTGTTTTCCGAACTGCTGTTTCGGATGCAAAGGTTACTTCTAGCTCTCTAGTTCAGAAAGGCATCATACATACTGATGCTGCTGCTATGGGCATTCCCAGAACCATTAACGACACACTTAATGGTATACAGATACTGACGGAGACGGAGCCAGATAGGATGGCACCGAATTTAGGAGAGGATGCTGCAAAACTTCGCTCAGAATTTCAGAATCAGATCGGTGTAGCCGCAAAAGATTGGAACGAAGAATATCTACCTAGACTCGCAACTAAGCCTTTGGAAGAATTTAATCCTGCTGATACGGATACAGTCTATCAGTATGCTCCTCAGCGAAAGGATGGTTCTTCCCGTCCTCCTGCTTATTTCGTCGTTGTCGATGGCGACGTAATTCCAATCTCTCCGAATTTGGCTAAGAAGTACGGTAACTTCTAATGGGAACTGTGATTTCAGATGTTGTGGATGAAGAACCTAAAAACATCATCCGAGATGTTATAGAAGAACCGCCGGGTAACATAATCACTGACTCGTTCGAGGATAGTGAGCCTGGTCCTCCTGAAGCCTACAATCCAGTTAGTCGTCCCGGAGATGCAGGAGTCTATGAAGCGAAGGATACGGTAGAACTATTTCCCCCCGAGCAGCCACCGATGGGACAGCCGCCGGGGATGATGTTGAAAGGACAGGGTTTCCTTCCTGGCAATTACCAGCCGTCCCTTCCGGAGTTAGGTGGAGTTGCAGAAGCTGGAGCCGCGGCAGTCACTGGCTCGCTAGCTGCGATGGGTGGCGGTCTAGCTGCTATGAGTGCAACAGCTCTTTATAAGGCGTCCAGTATTCTTCCCTTCGTAGATTGGGGCGAAAGTTCCGCTGCGGATATATTCATGTCTACATATCGGCTATCCGAGCATTTCACCTATCAACCTAGAACTGCCGAAGGCGAGAAATATCTCGAAAATACTTTTGGTCAAATAGAGCAGCTCGGTACTATGATGGGACAGGAGGCGACAGACTTTGTTGTCGGCCTAGGAACTGTAGGTGATATAGATCTTACTCCCGGCGCTCAGGGGTGGAGTAAGCTTACGCCAGAACAGTCGAATATGACGCAAGAAGGGCAAGCTGAGCTTGCAGCAACTGTGGGAGCTGCGGCTCGGCTATTGCCAGATCTTTCGCTAATGCTTCTGGGTGTGAAAGCAGTGGAGGTTGTTGGAAAGGTTAAATCGGCTAGAATCGAGAAGGGAGTTAAAGGGAAATTGCGAGAAGCCGGCGTGGAAAGTGTAACCGAAACTCCGGTTGGTGAACTGGCAAAGTTCGAAATGCGCTGGACTAGTCTAAAAGATTTGCCTGTCACTAAGCCACTGATGAACAAAGCACAAATCAACAAGATGGTGAGGGATATCACCGAGGGAAGTCTAGAACCGGATATAGCAGTCGAAGTAGGGCCCGGCGGTATTCCGGAACTAGTAACCTCCGGAGAGAGAACTCTCCTAGCTTTTAGAGCTATGGAAGAAAAGGGGATGCCAGTTCCTCAAACTATCGCGGTTCGGGCGATGCCTCGTAAGTATACCGAAACCGAGGTGGGGGAGATAAACAGACTGGCAGCCAGCAGAACTGGAAAGTTTCTCCGCGATAAGGTGGCCGAGAAGGAGGGAGCGGAAGCTCTCGGGAAACAGCTATCTCGAGCTGCTACTGTTGCACTGATTGACCAATCCGGGCCAATTAAGAAAGTTCTGAATAAGTTTGGCGCGCTGGGAAAGGTTGCTGTTAGACGATTCAACATCGCTGCTGGATCGACTCCACGCTCGCATATGTATTTCCAGGATGCGAGACGAATGATCTTTGACACCAGAAGCGCTGATAATCCGGCACTCAGCTGGCGCAGAGATGTAGAATTTAGGGCTGGCGAAACTGCTGAAGCGGTCAGACTTAGTGAACGTGATCTCTTTAACATGGTAGTCGAGGATCGACAGTTAACCGACTATCGCTACCGCGGAACGACTAGGAAGAAAGACGTTGATCCAGATATTCAGGCAGCTCGAGCCCGCCTAGCAAAGGTCGAAGAGGCAGTTGGTCGTCCCCGATTTGCAAACATGCTCGAGCGATCTGACGCTTACTTTGAGTCAGTCAAGCGGTCGATGGATCGAGCAGTTAAATATGGGATAATGACTAAAGGTCGAGCCAAGCTTATTACTCGAAGAGAGAAGAGTAAACCCGAAGGAGCTTTCAATCCAGAAGATTTTGATGTAGCCTTCGACATTGATGAGACTGGCCTGTATAAACCCGACAAAGGACAAGCTCGAGTTCACGATGTTGAGACCAAACTGGCAGAGATAATCGTTCGGACAGAAAGCAGAATCGCTCGGAACTATCGTGATAATGCACTGTATGATCTGGCTAACAGTGGGGTAGAGGGGATTGGCAAGCTGGTTAAGGAAGTCAAGAAGAATGAAGAAGGAAAGTTTCCGCAGGCCCCAGAAGGATATACTGCCATCAAACTTAAGGTGAAGGGCAAGACTAAAGTCCTTCACATGGATAAAACGATGGCCGAGTATTGGAATGGCCCCGATACCACGCTGACAAATAACTGGATTATGAGCACTACTAGGATGCTCGCTGGCAGCTCATTGGTAAAACCTCTGGCAACTGGCTACAATCCTGGTTTTGCAATTACGAACATGACTGTCGATCTGGTTCATGCATGGCGCACTAGCGAGGTTGGATTTAGCAGCTGGGGGCCTGTCTATCTGGGTGAGATAATCACCGATTTGGCTGCAACTTTCAAAGATGCTTTCGCCAGGAAAGGAGCCTACCGGCAGTTTGTTGAAGAAGGGGGTGCAACTGCCTTCTTGACTAGCCAAGGTAAGGGCGTGTTAATGGCAGGTGAGGGCTTATCAGCTCAGATTGCTAGGGAAGTTCGCTCGACTAGAAAACCGTGGAGACAGAATATAGAGTCCGCTAAGAAGGTGCTTAGCTATGTTAATGAGACGAGCGAAATCTGGGTGAGGCTCGCTATTCGAAATCGTGGACTTAAGAATGGTATGTCCTCAGAGGAAGCAACCGCAGCTGCTCGAGACTATCTCGATTTCTCTCAAGGTGGAATTGCTACAAAGTATCTGGATAACTGGATTCCCTATCTGAATGCCAGCACGCAGGGTATGCGTACCGCGTTGAGGGCCTACAAGAACAATCCAAAATCCACCGCTATTAAAGACATGCAGCTGATTGGTCCATATCTAGCTTGGCAAACCTATCAGTGGTACAAGAATCCTGAATTTATGAACCAGATGACGGCTCAGCAGGATAGAGATTTTGTCAACTTCGAGCTGCCCGGAGCGACGTATACCGATCCATCGGGGAACAAACGCCTAGTGTATCTTAAGTTTAAGAAGGATCAATCCATCCTTCCTATGCTTATGATTCCTCAGCTTATGGTGAATAGAGCACTAGGTAATAGGGTTCCGGGGGATAGTGTTCTTAACTATCTGCGAGCTCTTACTCCAATAACTCAGAATCCTTTTCCTCCTACTACTGCTGCTATATCTGCGTGGATGTTAAACAAAGATGTATGGAGAGAAGCAGATGCATGGCGAGGAACAGCTGGAAAAGAAACTGGAGTCGGAAAAATCCTTCCTGGAGCGGAGTTTACTCCAGGAGTTGAACCGCAGGCGCTTGTCGATCTGGGAAAGACTTTTCCTAGCTGGTTCTCACCAGCCCGTGGATATGCAGCTTTGCGGACTCTTGCTCCTACTAATAGCTACCTTCAGTTTGGTTGGAATCTTTATAACTATATTGATCACAATCTGAATGGCGATCCAGAAATCAAACGAGAAATAGATGATATGCGTGAGCAGAGCTTTCTCGCTTGGCTCTCGCAGAATCCGGCTGGAAATCGTTTCCTAGGATTAACCCACCCAGGGCCGAATACCTATGATCGGATGGACGAGGCTTCGATTGAGACGGCAACTCGAGAGAAGCTCTGGGACGATGAGGTTAGAGTAGCTATGAAGAATATGCAGCTAGCTACCTCGGAAACCAAGAAGAAACAGATAATGGACGATTTGCAAAAGAGTGCAGCTGTTTATGGCCAGCAGACGTTTAGACCCGATCTGCCAGCTAAGATAGTTCTGACGGGTATTGCCAAAGATGCAGCTCGGCGCGTTCACGCGAGACTGAACGATCCTTATTTGGAAAGCGTAGCTGGACCGCTGTGGTGGTCGGTTTTGTCAGCAACTAGCGATCCTGCTATGCGCGCAGATAAATACTTTTGGATCTGGAAAGATGTTGACGCAGATAGGCGCAAGAAGCTGGATAGGATGCTACACGAGGTGGATGCTGCCGGAGCTATTAGCACAGGTTCTCGAGGCATCTACGATGCAGGATTTGTTCTTAATCTGAATAAACTGAAAAAGCAGTGGGGTACAGATCAAGCGGCAACGCTCGATCCACCGGATGATGGAGAGTAGTTATGTTACAGCAAGCAGTTCCGCTAGTTCGTGATACGCCACAAATCCGGTTGTTCGGCAACCTTCAGTGGACAAACGTAATCCCGGCTGGATCACAAAGCTTCTCGCCTGAGGAGCAGGCGACTTTAGCCGCCAGCTTTCAAGGGTGGTACCCGACTAACAATCCTAATCCGAAACCTGTGCCAGCTGAGCTGGATGCGCTACGAGTGCTTAATCCGAATATGCACTTTCATGCGTACCACAATTCTACTGCCACAGCTGCGAATATAGCTAATATCCAGGAATGTGAAGGCGATCGTCTGAATATTATCCAGCACTACAAAGAAGGAGTACTGGAAACAGGAATCAACAATTCACCAGCAACTACGACGGTTCGAGTCACTTCGTTGGGAACCAACGGGATTAAACCATCTGCGGCTGGTTCCGGTGACGTAACAAATAGTCAAGCTGACTATGTCACATGGATAGCTATTGTGGCACCAGGTCAGCCGCTTTCCAGCGGGGAGGTATGCAAAGTACTTAGTGTCACCGGCACTGCTCCGGTTATTCTAACGGTGGAGCGCGGTCTCGGGGTGACAAGTCCACAGACTTGGGCGGTCGGTTCGCTGATTTGCTGCCCCATCTATCAGGCTGACAATTGGCCTGGCAGCCCGAATCCGATAGGCTCCTCGCTAAGATATTCACTAATCCCAGATTCGCCTCAAGTTCTAGCAACTAGCTTCTTCCGTCCTAGATTGGCTAATTTCCTAAATGTCGCCAAAATGGACGGATTCATGTTCGATCTGCTAAGCAGCAGTTTCTCTGAAATGCGTAACGCATTTGGGATACAAGTGACTCCGTGGAACTTCAGTGCGAACACATTGCTAACTGAGCTACAGCGATTGGCTCAGCGTATTACGCAGATGGAAATGATAAAAGCTGCGATGGCAATTGACGCTCCGACAAGACCGTGTCGGATTATGGGCAACAACATTAATACGGATTTCGAGACTATCGACGGTGACGGGAGACAGCTATTTACGTCTGGTGCTGTCGAGTTTATGCAATTCGAGGGATTTGCTGCACAGCCGAGTGGGGGGTTTTTCTCTATTTCGAATTGGCGCAAGAATCTTCGTGATGCAGCGGAGATGATGCAGCAGAACTATGGGACAATAGTATCTTGTAAGCCCAATTCAACTTATGACCTAGTGCCACAGGAGCGTGACGCCTACAACGCTCGACAGTTCTACGATTATGTGGCAATTGGGCTGATATTCGAGCCAAGTAATCCGAAGGCTCATGCTAGCTTTAACTTCCTAGTTAATCCCGGCGCAAATCCCTTTGGTCCCGGCAACTGGGTGTTCAACATTCCTGAATGGTGGTACTACGATATTGGAACGCCGCTTCCGGGGGATCACGCTACTGGAACCGATCATGCAGCTGATAACACAAACGCACTGGACCCTCTAATAGTTGCTGGGACAAACAGCTATGACCGTCAGTGGCTGCGAGCGTTCTTTGCTCAGAATCCCACAACTACCCCTGATACTGTTCCAGTTCCTATGCCAGCTGGCCGTCATTGGGCAAGTTTCTCTGGTGGAGCCGAAGTAACTAGCAAAACACTTCCTGCTAATACAGGGGACGCTTTCTGGTGTTGGGATTTCTCGATTGCTTCTGATGCTCCGGCTGGAACAAACATCGGAACTGTGGTAGGCACGCATGGGGCAGGAGCCCCATACTCATATGCCATCCAAGGACCTACAGAGTCCTTCACGATTCATTCGGTTTCAGGGATTGTGTCCAACCTGGAGGTTATTGAATTTGTGCAACGCGCTCGTTACGTTATTCCCATCCGCATAACGGATAAGGATGGAGTTTCTATTGTGACCGAGCGCCTGGTTATTACCACTCCGCCAGTTGGTGTCGGAAGCAACCCGCAAACGCGTGTTAGGTATCCGTAATGTCCAAGAAAATAACCTGGGGCGGGATTCGAAAATTCGTCTATAAGGCGATCCACGAAGTTATGAATATGCATCTGGAGTACCCGCCCCCAGCTGGACACGGTATCAATCTGAAAACAGGAAAGCCGAAGAAGCGCACTAAATAGAAATGTTCAAACTCGCAATGTTTCTACGGTCCAGTATACTCGTACACTGCATCACCAGTATGGGGCTGCTCTATCACTCGTATAGCCCCCATCTTAGCAAGTGTCTCTTGAATCAGGAGCAGGTCGTGATAGTCTACACTGAGATAGAACTCGGCGAGTATCTTCGACCTGCTGACCTGCTTCTTCTTAACTAGCAATCTAAGAATCTTCTCCGTCACCCCGGCCATCTTATTAGATCCAAAACCACCGAATGCTTTGGGCATCTTCCGTTCGGTTGCTTCCAAAATCTTAAGCGCTCGATCTATCGTATCCACTGATATAATAAGGTTATCAGAACGACTAGCAGCCAAGCACATGCATAGCTTACGCAAGTGAGTAGCGCGGCGATCACAATAAGCGTAAAAACGGGTGTCTTGGATTGGAAAACGGCCGTTTCGCATCTCTTTATCTTGGACTTCATACCAGCTAATATAGTAGTCCTCAGCGTCCTCAGCGAACTCATATTCACCAGCCAGAGTGCAAATGCGCTCTAGATCTTCCGTCAAAGCCTTTGACAGAATGATCTCCTTTTGACCATATATTGGCTTCGCTACAGTCTTTCCCTTCTCTTCTTCAACCACGAATATAATTCGAGAAGTGAAACCGCCTCCGATCGCAGCTTCGGGAAGAATTTCGACCCACCAGTCTGGTGCAGTCGCTGCAAGAATGTTAAAACACAAGCCCTGGATAGAATCTGTTCCCTGATGCTTTGTTTCATAGGTCCAACTATTCCCACTGTCGTACCAGTCAGTTAGATCGGCCATAAACTTGGGATTGTTCTTCCCTAGAAACACACTCAACTCCGGACTGACGATCGTCATCGAGCTGTGATACTTTACTATCTTAGTATCAGGATCGATGAATGAGTCAGTAGATTGAACCATCTTCCTGATTAGCTGTTCCCGAATGATACACTCGCTCGTGAAGTGAATCGGCATCTTCTCCAGAATATCCTTCCCTAATTTCAACGCCGTTCCCTTTCTACACCTTCCAGCAGGACCGACGAGAACGATATACATGTTGGGATAGATGAGTTCCGAGCCCCAGGCGTGGTATACCCTCCGCTGGAGCGAACTCGCCAGCATAGCTATCCCGATCCATGTGTGATATGAAAGTGGTGGCTCCGTACTCTTCGTGTATTCTATGTAACCGCTAAGCCAGTCATTTAGCCTGCGCGTTGCCATAGAAGGCTTCCTTCATCTCAGATTTCAAAACAGCTAGCTCGGCATCAGCCAGTTTGTCTACATCCACTTCGGTCATCTGTCCCCAACTAAAACCAATCTTCGTATCGACGGGAATGGTAAAGTCTCGACCGTTCATATGAACTGGGACTAGATGTAAGTCTCGTCCATACCGCAGACCTTCCATCGACAATCCTTCAACATCCTCCTGCGTGCCAAGCTCGTCATGCACTTGGAACATCAACTCCCAGGTGTCGGTAATATCCGAACAATCATGGTATACTCTGCGCATTCCCTGATTAAGAACGTCTGCGACCGTACTTTGGGGTGTGAAGGCGTAAGCAGCCTTAAACAGAGGATCTCCCCACGGTTGCTTGAAGGTGTAGCTCCTGCCGAACGGGTTAACAAGTGTACGATCACGACCCAGTTGTCGCTTGATTCTCTCGTAATTCTTTCTAATTCCTGGATACAGGCTGTGGTAGGACTCAACTGTCCTCTTCGCTTCTTGCTCAGTAACTTCGTTGTCAAGAGCAAACATCTTATACGTTTCATCGTAGTTCAGTCCGTGGTTGGCCTTCTTCCCTCCTTGTCGCATCGAGCGATTACGAGGTAGCCATTTCGCGTACCGCCCAATATCTGGATGTCTACTCCGAAGCTCTTCAATTTCTTCCGGATCTGAGGAATGCCCGCATAACTTATGATCCAGACGTATGAGTTCTTCTGGGGCTCCATACATTCCAGCTGCTGTATAAGTGTGTGGATCGCGTCCCTCCTCAACGACTTTAAGCATATTGTCGTCGCCAGTTTGGTAGGCGACAACGATCCACTCGGCTTGTCGCAAGTCCCGTGCAACAAAGATTTTGCCATCGTCAGCCACGACAAATACCCGAAACACTTCGGGTACGTTCTGCATGTTAAGACCAGTCTTAAAAACGGTAGGCGCAGAACTAAATCTTCCGAAGCGGCTTCCCCTGGGTTTATACTGACAGCGTAGACGACCGTCCTCATCGAACATTACCTCCAAGTAGGTACCCATCAGTTTCTTGCGGGTCCTCCATTCTTGGATTAACTTCGCCTCATATAACCCTTGACGAGAAGCGCCACCCCTAGCAATCCGAGTCAGCGCTCGATCATCGCAGGTCATCACACTCTCTCCCTTTAGATTCTTCTTGAAGTAGGGAGGAATGTTCTTCTCGAAGTAGAAGTACTTGATACAATCCTTCGGACTATTCGGATTCAGGTCTCTTCCACAGAGTTCGTGTATACGCGTTTGCAGGACTTCAATTTCTTTCTCGATTTTAATTTTCGCTGATTTTAGCTTCTCCTTATCAACCCTTACTCCTCGAGTCATCATATACATGAGGGGGTCATATAGCGACATGGTGAAGTCATAGGTGGCTATCAATCCCTTGGTGACTAGCTCTCCCATGAAGGCATCGTGAGAAACTCGCTGTGCGAGCGCATCCTTCGCGTTATACTGCAATGTGATTTCGTCTGGCATTACGCGTCCTCCTTCAAGGACTGCCACTTAACCATATCCTTCCAATATGGCATATCCGTATGAATACTCCCGATAAAGTTGAGCGACTTTTGAAAGTCGGGATACAACAAACTGTGAGCTACCATAATATCTTCATAGCCCTCAGTCAGAATTCCCAACTCCCGGAACAGGAACTGAATATCGAATATTCCATTTTGTAGGATCTTCGTCACCTTCTTATTTCTACACAGCCTGTCCATCGCTCGCCAAAGCATCACTTCTTCCTGCTCGGTCCAGCGGCTATCAAAGGGAATCGAAATAGTCCTGGGCGGTTCAGCGCAGAGAGCTATACAAGATGTGTGGAAGTTCGATACTTCGATATCGAAGCCAGTTGGCTTTTCAAGTTTCTCGATGTGGTCTATCAGCGAGAACGCCTGACCGGCAACTTGGGGGATTATTATATCACATTCTTGAAACTGAAACTCGCGTACTAAGCTGTGTCGTCTTGCCTTCATTAGATCATGCGCGATGTAGTAACGCCAGATCTGATTCATCCAGATAGTCTCTCGTGGATGAAACGTGCCAAGCACTTTCAGTGTGGGATCGAATCGACAGGGCCAGAGGTAGCCTCTGCGCTTCTGTAGTTGCAGATGGCCGGTCAACCAATAGAATACAAAGTCACCCAACGCTACTACAATATTAGGTTGAACTCTGTTTAACAGGTTGACAAAAGCTTCCCGATACTCAAGATCAGCAGTTGCTTTTGGCCTCTTACTGTCGCGGTTCCAATAAGCGGCGTTGTTAGTCCTATCGAATATCACATTTGCGAATTCGGCTTCGGAACTAACTAGACCACCCATATGTAGACAGGTGGTCATTGCGCTTTTGGCATGGAGCGAGAACTGCTCCCCCTTCTGGAGAGCAGTCTCGTCCGGATAATCCCCCACTATCAGGATATTAGACCGTTTGGTCTCACGAATTTCCTCTAGGGGGATAAATGTCATTCGGGCGCTTCCAACTTCTGAAGCATCTTTTCAGCCTCGGCTATAAATCTACGCTTGTATTGGTCAGAAAGGTCCCAACCGAAGGCAGTAATTCCCTCCTCATAACAGCTCAAGAGAGTTTGGCCACTTCCAAGGAAAGGCACCATTGTAAGTGTTCCGGGCCATGCGAAGGTTTGAAGGATTTCTCGTACAAGTGTTCCTGGTCGCTGAGTAGGATGATACTTCTCGGACAGGGGCACTGTGTTGAATTCGAAGATGTTTGACCGTCCTCGCTTGCGTAGTGGCGGAGGATTAGATCCTTTACTAAATACGAAAAAGGGCTCCCAACAGCGTGCCAGGTAATCATCCACTGCATTCGTTTGTCCGGCAGGCTTAGCCCAGATGCACGGAATCTTATCAACATCGAAACCGGCTCCTTCTAGCTCGGATAGGATCGTATCGTACCACTCGATCCCGAACCAAAAAATTCCCCGAGTGGATGCGGGCGTAACTTCATATAGCAACTTGCAGGTTCTTCCGATAAAATCTGGATACTTCTCTCTAGTAATCTCCTGATAATCTTCCATGTTCTTTGTCATCTTCTTCTGCGCATGTAGGTCGATTGCATAAGGCGGATCGACCTCCAAAAAAGATATCTGCGGTACATACTCTTCGTCAACCATTTCCTGAAGGGCATCCAGAGCATCGCCGACACGATAGTGATGGGCTGCATTCTTTAGTGTGATAATAAGCTTCTCTTTGGGGAAATCCCGGCCAATGCGAGCGATAGCTGCTTTATCAGACAGAGAATTTTCATATTCCTGATGGGGGATTTCTTCTTCTGGTTCACGAGCTTCGTGGGCTTTTGTCAGCCGTTTGACCTCAGCCGCCTCGGTTAGCTTTCTAAGGAAACGCACAGCCTCGTCTTCGCTCTTACATTCCTTCAACTTCGGAATAGCATGGAGAGCCTGCGCTAGTTCTAAGCAACGAGAAATGCCGCCTACACTTCGGTTTAGAAGCGAAGCAGTCTTGGATTGTGTCCAGCTTTTACCCCTCGCCTTCTTGCCGTGCTTAGCCAGCTGAAGATTATGCAAATCTTCGATGCCAAACAGCCGCTCGGTCCACGTCAAGTCTTCGCGGAACAAATTCTCGGTTAATTCGCATTCGCGAAGATCAGCAGCATCTTCTAGCTTTCGCAAGATGGCTGGCATCTTAAAACTGTCGGGAAGCTCGTGCTTTTCGAGCAGCTCGAGGACGGCCTTCGACCGTCTGCCTCCGGCTATCAGCAGATAGGAGCCATCTCCGTTCTCCGCTACCGAGATAGGCTGAATAACCCCCTTGTCGAGTATCGACTCCTTTAACTCCGTCATCTCGGTATAGACTTGCCGAATCCGTGTTCCAAAGTCTATCTTCCTCGGATCGAGATTAACAAATTTAGTCATAACTATTTCCCTTGAAGTTTGGCAATAAGCACTGCCCTCTGTTCTTCGGTTAGCTTCTTCATGATGTTGTCTAATTTCGAACGAGTGGATACACTCTTCTTGGCTTTCTTTATCTGACGCTTCTTCGCCGCGACTGGCCGCTCGATAGTTCTGTGGTTACGAATGTCGTGGATTTTAGCCAACTGCTGATCGACAGTCAGCTCGTTGAATGGCGCAAGAAGATCTTTAAGCTTCATAGTCACAGCATGGATCTCCTATGCCGTGGATGACCCTAACTGCGCGATCATCCCATATTGCGACACACCGAAAATCTTTCATGCAGGTGATTGGCAACACCACTCCTATGTGTAACAAGCACCAAGCTTCGATCAAATCTGTTATTTTTGCAATATCTTCGGGAGAATTATCCAGTGGATTTACACGAGCAGTAAAGATCCTTACCTCTACATCATCCTCCAACCACTGTAGTACACGTGCTAACATTGGCTCGATAGGTGGACCTATAACCAGCCGATTGTAGGAACTCCCTCGATACTGAGCCAACGTACCGTCTAAGTCAACTGCTATCCATCCTTTACTCATAGCTGCTTCTCAGAAACTTTCAAACTCGCAAGGTTTCTATTACTTGACTTGATAGATGCTTTGCCATCCAGAATATCTTGTATAATATAGCTGCCATACTCCTTCACACTGCTTAGAAACATAAGATAAAGCTCACGCGTAACCTGAGCACGCAACCCTCGAGGGAGAGCTATGTTTAGGCGATCGTGGAGCCCCCTTTCGAGAACTATAGAAGTTTTGATCTCTTCCACTGGTAGCTCCTAAAAGGAGGCGGCTGACATAAGCCAACCGCCCCCAACTCGATTAGTCGGTTTCAGCTACAGCTGGCAAAACCAGTTCGTGCTTTGGCCGACCTTCGTAATCACCCGCCTTGACGTTGCACTCTCCGCGAGAACCAACGAACTCTTCGACATTAATCCCGCCATCGACCGTGATGCCGAATACCTGGCAGAAGCTCTTGATATTCCGCAGCTTGAACCTCCGACTCTTGACTTCATCGTCCGGATGAGGCAGGGCCAAATACTGGAAGATCGGAATGTAGATCTCCTCAGGATCATCGTCGAAACCGATCACCACTTCGATGTTGTTATGCCCTACTTTCTCCTTCGAAGGCTTTATCTTCGCACCAGTGATTACCAACGGATAGCGAGCCGTCGGCCGAATCTCGGGTTCAGTAACTTCGTCAATACCTGGCAGTTCAATAAAACTCATCTTACTTCTCCTCAAAAAGGTGTAGACCCGTTCTGTGCGTACATTCGCTTCAAGCAAGCTAACCACCGAGCGTACGCCTTATCCGGCGGTAGCGTGATAGTCTTCGTGCAAGTTATTGTATCTAAATCCTTCTTCGCCTGATTGTAGTCCTCCCAGTGGATAAGTGGAAACAGATCTGGAAAGTGCTCCTTCACATACTCATACGTCAGTAGGCCGAAGGGGAGATACCTTAGCGCCTCTGGAATTGGCGGCTCGCTCGCGGGAACGCGCGTCTCTGAGGAGCCTTCCGATACCATACTCCTTCGGATTATTCCAATTAGCGATTGTAACATCTTCATACATTTCGAGCCCCTTCAACGAACATCTAACTGTTGGATTAAATCTATCAGGACGAGTCTGCACTACATACTTGTGCTGCTTCGCGTCTGATTGACATTCGCAATAGTAGATATCGCTAAACAAGAGCGGAAGTCTCGTCCTGAGTTTTCCCGTCAAGATGGGTTGATTCATCACTCTTCCGGTTACATCGTCCTTGACAAAGTCAACATGTCCTGTGCAAAGAATTTGCTTTTTAAGGGATACAAGAGTTCGAACCACGTTCTTAATAGTGCCCATCTGAGCTCCGTAGTCGTCCTGCTGCGGGACTCTCCCAGGGCGTTTATTAAGGAAGAGAATTCGATCCATGACGATATCACCAAATGTGGTGAAGGAGTCGAATCCGATATTGTCGAAAGGATCGAAGAACCGTTCTTTGACTTTCTTCTCGAAGTCATTCTCCCACTCATCATATACCTCGTGAGCGTTGATAAGATTCAGAGAGGTTAGAGGATCGCCGACACCCTTGGTTAAAGACTGTGCGGCGAGGTTGACCACATCTGGAACAAACTCCCCATACTCGATATCATATCCTCTGAGCGATGCTAGCGCAGAGGGATCAAATAAGTAGGCGAAGGTATTTCCAGGTAGGGTTAAAAGTTGCGTAGTTTTCCCAGAACCTGGGTAACCCAACAAAATAGATTTGTTAGGTCCCAGGTTGTCGAGAGTAGCGTCCTTGGCATTAGGCATCAGCCTTCTCCACAATCTGTCCGATTTTCAAAATCTCGAACGGTTCCCACTTCTCTATCTTAAATCCGTCAGGAACACCAGTGTCATGAACTGGGTCGGCTCTAAATCTGCAGATATCGAAATAGGGACACCTGCGGCCGAAAGTGAAACAAGATCCAGTGTTTTTTGGGAAGCCCATATAGTTTGGTTGTTCTAGAGCTTCTTCAATTAGGAGGGATTCTTTTTCTGTTTCTATCCGAGAGATCCAATCCTGCGCCTCCCACAGCCATTGATCGACTAGGGCAAATTGCTTGTGGATTGGAAGTAGCTTGAACTTGCGGACTGTCTTGTGGATCAACGCTCCGTCGATCGTGACGCCCTCAAATTCATCGCCATAGAGCATGTTACCAGAGTGCATGTAACCGTCGATCTGGGAGTTCAAGTCCCACTGGTCGATCCAGTCAACTCGGAAGCCCCCTTCCTTTCGATACCACGCCGTAGACTTGTGTTCTATAGCGCGGATACGCTTCCCCTTGGGACGGAACACCTTATCTAGACGACCGATATACTGAGGCTCGATCCCCAGTTCTACAACGAAAGGTTGTTCGACGGCTATCAATTCTCCTTCAGCTATCCAAGCTCTTCGTTCCTCAACATAGGAAATTATCATTTCCGCCGCAATGGCAGGAGTCCGGGGCTCGAATACCGACTCAAGTTCCATCTCGAGAGGGTATGGAGCCCCGTATTCTTTCCAACTCCTTACGAACTCCTGAATAGCGGCGCGCTCCAACTGCGCGTCTGTGAGTCCGCTGTTTGCCAATGCCCAGACGACGTTCATAGCATCGTGCCAAGCTAATCCGAAAAGAAGCTCATGCGCGAGGCCAACGCCTACCAGATGTTGGATATGACGGAAAAAAAATTTCCGAGGACATTCCTTGTACGATGACAACATGGTGTTATCGTAGTACGATGCTGCCTCGGTTCTATTCATTCCTTGGTTACTCCTTTAGAAGCAATCCTGCCCGTCGTTGTAGACCCATCCGTAGGTGACCCATCTGCTGTTGGCTCCGCCATACTTGGACCGAACCATGAACCAGTAGTCCTTTCCTACCAGACCAAGAACCTGGAAGGAGATTCGAGCCGTAGGCGTTCCATCCTTAACTACGGTGTCGTACAGCATCGAGCCTGTTAGATCGGTGCTGTATATGGCATCGTAGGTGTAGCCGGGGCCTTGCTCTAACCACCACGCTTCCCAACTTCCGCAGCCTTGATAGCATTTGGAAATTTGCGAGGGTGGAGTTACAGCTTCGATCTGCGATCGTGGAGTGAGCATGATGAACCAGGGAGGTTCAACAACGATCTGCTGCGCACCAGCACTGCTGGCAGAAAGAAGGATGGCGAGAGTGATAGATTTCTTCATGTCTATCACTCTTACAGATGGCTAAGGATCTTGTACAGCATCTCTCGGCCCGCAGCTTGTTCGGCTGGGTTATATTCCGAGAGTTGCTCCGACGCCCATTCACCATTTGGTAGACCGGAGGCGACAAGCAGAAGTGGAAGCCGATCGCTTCGAACTGGATGGTAGGTGTTGATGTAATCCTGGATCGGAGACCCATCGTTCAGTTGGAAAGCAGCTCGGATCATGTGCTCCCGAGAATCTGCCAACCGATTGAGGTAGTCCGTTCGGCTTTCGCCAGCTCGAGCCGGTTGAGCAAAGCGGTTGGCGGTCGTCCACTCTGCCATTCCAGCCTCGACTGGATCACCAGACTGACGACGTTCCGCAGTAACTGGACCATCCAAGTCTCGATCCATTGGCTCTTCGGCGGTAGCCGCCTGATGGGAAGATAGAACAAGAAGAATCGCGGTCGAAAGTGAGAACTTCATGCTAAGTTACTCCAATAGTCTGCAGAGATCACGAACCAACTCTGCGTTGGCTTCACAGATCTTTGCATACAACTCAAGATCACGGGTTGTTGCTACTTCTTGAAAGAAGTCAGCTTGTTGGCTAGCTAGACGAATGCACACCTCCTTGATTCGATCAGAAAAGTCGGGGAGAGAAAATTCTGGTGGAGCCGCAGTAGATAGTTGCGGAACATCCTTTTGATGGCGCTTAGGCATAGGAAGTTTCTCCTGATGCCTGCCTATGATTGCTTAAAAATAAGCATAGACAGGACAAAAAAAGGGCGAGGAAGTTACCGAAGGTAACCTCCCCACCCTGGGGGTTGCCAATTAGGCCTTGGCGAGCAGCTTCTCGAGAAGAGCTTCCCGATCTTCGTCCGTGAGATCTTCGAGCATTTCCAGTGCGCGCTCCTTCTTCGTCTTACGGATGCGCGTAGTAATGCCCGGCTTGTGTTCCGCTACGAGCTTCTGGATCTCTTCGTCAGACTTCGGAGTTTCACCGATCATTGCCCGACGCATGATTGCCTGAACTTCGATGACGGTTGCCTGCTTGAACCTCGAATAGACGACTTCCGCTCCGAAGAGTGCCACAGCTTCCTCGAGATTCTGTCCGATTCTCTTTGTCGCCTGCACCACGCGGTCGCTCTTGTTCGTAGTTGCGTTGATCGTGATGACCCCGCCTACTACGTCGTCCTGCTCAATACTGGTGCTCTCGTCTTCTTTGAGAGCAGCATTTTCCTGTCGCTTCGCCATGATTCTTCATCCTCTAAGATAGTGTTGCAAAATTCGCATGGGGTTTTCATCCCTTGCAAAATCCATTATACACGTTTCGGATAAGAAATCAAGTGCCTTCTGACAGGTTTCGGATCAGTTGGACAACAATCGAATGTGGACCGACCAACTCGCTGCGAGTTCGTTTAAGTGGACGGATCAGCAAATCGCTGATGCGGGATGGAGTTTCGATTCTCACCTGAATAAGTTTTCGAGCCTCCTCGATATGTTCGGCGATTATCTCGAGGTCTTGCAAGACCTGAGCTACGTCAGACAGTCTTTTTTCCGGCATCATCGCATATTCCATTAGGCGAACGCTCGTCAATGAGCATGAGTCGAATGTG